CTAGCCAACCACCCTCAGGTGCGGCGATCCCGCAGAAATCCCGCACCCCACAGACGCACTGATAGCAGCCGCCACACGATCCCCACTACCCGGCAGCGCATGCGCATACGTCTTCAACAGCTGCGCCGCGGTATGCCCCAGCACTCGCGCTACGTCCGGCACCGGAACGCCGGCCAAAAGTAGGGAGCTCGCGAAGTGGTGACGCAACGCGTGGAAATGCACCCTGGGTGCTTTCTCGAATGTTGCAACCCGCAGCACCTTATCCCCGGCTCCGGATGGCAGGAATGGCCGGCCATTCCGATTCGTGAAAAGGTACTCGCCCGGCATACGGCCAGCGGTCAGCCTTTCCAGCACCGGGCGCAGCTCGGAAGAGATAGGCACATCCCGGCGTGAATTCTTCGACTTCAACGCCACACGCCCATGCGGAGGCCGCTTATCCAGTTGCTTACGCACCTGCACCACACCCAAGTCGAGGCTGACCTCCTCGACCAGCAGCCCACACAGCTCACCAATACGCAGGCCGGTGAAAGCCGCTACCGTGAGCATGTCCGCAAACATGGGGTCCGGGCGCAACACCAGCTTGCGTGGCTTCTCACCCTTGGTCTTAACCTCTGTGTACGCCGCACCGCCGGCACGCGCCCGGTCGATAACCGCCTGAATTTCTTTCATTGTCGGCACATCGTCCGGCTCCACCGCGGCCTGTACACGCTCGACCCGAACCGGGTTCTTCGCCACCAACTCATTCTCGATGCCCCATTTATAGGCGGAGCGGAGGTGGCTAGCGGCGGTCTGCACATACCTAGGCGACATGCCCGTATCATCTTTGGACAGCCACGACCGGCATGTGCGGAGTTGGGTTTGCCAGTCGCGGACGGCCTGCGGGGTGAGGTCTTTCGCGGGCCACTCTGCCAGCGGCCCCAGGTGCTTATCACGGGTACGCGTGTAAAGAGCGAGGCTTGCCGGGCGTATGTTGCGGTCCTCAATCCATAAGGTCATGAGTTCATGGACGGTCACCTTGTCCCCAGCCGTAGGATTTATTCCGATTCGTGTGGCGCGCTCCATCTCCTGGACGTGCGCTTTAGCTTCGCGGGCAAGCGGGAAGCTCTTTGAGTGCTCTTTTCCGGACGGGTCGCGCCATCGTGCGACATAAACTGTTTTACCGGCTTTAGTTCTGCGTTTCTGGACTGCCATTGGATAGAATTCTCCTGTCAGGTCATGTAGTTGGTCTGATGGTTTGCCGCCCTGACGCTTCGGTTTGGTCGCTGTGAGCGCCGGGGCGGTTTCTGTGGTTTATGGGCCGAGAGCTTTAGCCTGGTTGGGATTCGCAGCCAACGCCGTCACCGTTCTTGTCTCGCTCGAGTGAATATTCCGGATCGCCCGGGTAGACCTTGTGGCCAATTTCTGCACAGGTTCGGCCACTACCTCCCGAGTACTGAGGCGCGGGTGCAGGTGCAGGAGCCGGCGCTTCCTCGTAGACGGGATGCTCCTCGTAGGAGACTTCCGGCGCCGGGGCTGGCGGCGCGACTTGGTATGCGTCAACATCGTTGTTCTCCTCGCTCTCACCCTGTTCTTCGAGGGTAGGTGAAGGAGCTGGCGGCGGCGTTGTCGGTTCCGATGAAGCGGTCACCTTAGAAGAAGACGTTTGCTCAGGCGACGTCGTAGAACTGGGCGCTGCGGTTGTCGAGGATTCCTCAACGGCGCTGTCGCCTTCATCTGGGCTCTTGGCTGGCGCTGTTACGCCGGCAAGAATGAGCAGCGTGATTGAAGCTACTGTGATTAGTCCCCAGTGACGCTTCATTGGGACAGCGCCGTTCTTCTCTCGGCGGTTGTGGAGGATGTACCAGGCGCCGGGGAGCATGAGGGCTACGCCGCTGAAAAATCCGCCCAATGTGTCACGGAGAGTACCACTGGCAAGGCTCGCAATAATCATTAAAACACCGAAGATAACCGCTACCCACGCCAAGATGCCCTTCCATCGAGCGGGCTCCTTATGCTGGGGTCCAGGAGAAAAGGGATTAGAAGTCATGCCGCTGTCCTTTCGTAGAGAGCGATCCAAGTTCGGAGTAGGTGCTGTGTGACTTCGAGTTCGTCTGCGATGGCCGGCACGTTGTCGTTGTGCCAGAGTGCGGCGGCTGCGAAGTCTACGGGGGAGATGAGTAGGTTTGCGGCGTACGCCCAGGCTCGGTTTTCTTGGCGTTGGTCGTAGTGGCCGTTCCCGGTGGGGGTGTCACCGTAGTGTGCGTGGCCTAGCTCGTGGGCGAGGGTGGAGCGGTATTGGGCGATGCTCATGCCGCGCCGGGTGCTAATCGTGCGTGTGGCGTGGTCATACCAGCCTTTCTCACCGCCTGTGTGCCGGGTGAGGGTGACCCCCATCGATTCGGCGAGCCGGTGGAGGTCAGGGGATGTAATCCGGGTCAGTCCAATCACCTTCTTCACGCAAAGCATCTTCATCAGGGGAATCATCAGCAACCGCCGACAGGGGCATTGAATCAGACGGGCCGGACACGGGGGTGTTTTGACGGCGTGTGGCCAGTTCGTCATCGCGAACGTCGATGATGCCTGGTACTCCATCGCCGTGGAAAAGGCGTCGGGCTTCGGGGTCTACTCGTTTGTTGATTTCCTCTAGGAGTTTGGAGTTGGTGGCCATGCCTAGAGCTTTGTCGATGGCCATTTCAATGACGGCTGCTTCTTCGACGAAACCCAGGTCTGCGAGCGCTTGAATTTCATTGACGTTGTGGGCGCGGGCGATAGCGATGACGTATTCGGCGGTTGTTTTCCCTTTGTCGGCATGACGGAGAAACGTTGCTTTAGATACGCCAGGGGTATGGTCTGCCGCTTGGCTCACGGTAGGGGAGCCGGGGAGTGTATGTAGCCATTCTTCAATGTTCATAGGTTCATTATAAACCATTACGGGATAGGTGTCAAGAGCTGCGAAATTAGAAGAATGAACCGAAATAGGTTGACAATGTACCTTGATAGGTTCATAATGAATCTTGCCCGGTTCAAGCCGGCGAAAGATTGAAACTAGGAGGCTCACATGATCGATACCCGTCCAGTATCTGCTTATAGCTTCCGCCCTGGTGCGCTAGAGCACATCATGCGCTCCCGCAACCTGCGAACCGACAAACAGCTCGCAGCAGCTTTGGGAGTCAGGCTAGATGACCTGGCAGAGATTCGGGCTGGAGCTCCAGTATCTGCCCGACTCGCGCTCAAGGTCAGCGCACTACAGGGCGATGAAAAGTACATAGCAGCATGGTTCGACCCCTACGAACCCGCCGCATAGGAAAACCCCGCCGAAGCGGGGCCAAAACAATCTATTTAGGAGACTACATCATGGGTGAACTAATTCCCATTCAAGACCATGCCGGCATTCAGGCAGTCATGGGCCGAGACCTCTATGACTTCCTCGGTGTTGAGACGGAGTACCGGCACTGGTTCCCGCGCATGGTCGAATACGGCTTTGAAGAGGGCAAAGACTACGTGGTCAAAAATGACCGGGTACAAGATTCCCTCGGACGCAGCCGGGAGCGAACCAACCACATCGTGTCTCTGGACATGGCTAAGGAAATTTCCATGATTCAGCGTACGGACAAAGGTAAGCAGGCGCGCCAGTATTTCATCGAATGCGAGCGCCGGGCGAAGGATCCAGCGCAGCTGTCCCCGGAAGAGCTCATGGCCCGCGCCATCAAGGTTGCTGACAGCACCATCAAGGAGCTCGAAGCAAAGACCGCAGACCAGGCCCTTGCACTCGAAGCCGCGAAGCCAAAAGTGGAGTACTACGACCACTGCGTATCCATCGAGTCCGACGTCATGACCGTTAAAGACTGGGGCGCACACTTCGGGCTGACTGAGCCACAAGCGCGCCAGAAACTACTGGACGCAAAAATGATTTACCGCAAGGTTCAGACCCGTGAGTGGTCATCCCGCAAGGGTGACGTGGTTGACCGCAACGAGTACCGCGCCTATGCCGCCTACCGCAATCTGTTTGACCTGCGTGCCCAACACAACGCTCCGCGCTACCACAACGGGCAGGTGCGTCAAACGCTGTACGTGCGTGCTGGGTGGGCAATCACCGTAGCCAAGAATGCCGGCATTGAGGTGGACCGCTCTATCTATGACATCTTGCCGGAGTCTGTCTGACGGGCATCCCAGGTAGACGCCACCTGATAGCCCGACTTAGCAGGCGGGGGAGTGCAAGCCTCCCCACGGGCACCAGGCCTCGGATCTTCCTCACTTGGGGATAGATGAGGAAACCGTAGGCCGTGTTGACTGAAAACTGAATAGTGGAGCGATTTTCCTACTAGCTCACCAACCGCTCGCCGATGTTGGTGTTATAGATGCCTCGCCGCTGGTGCGGTTTATGTCGGGTTCGATTCCTGGCCGGGGTACTTGGGGTCGTGTTAACGGGGTTTCTGCATTCGCCCCTAAAGCGCGCTCATGACTTTGCGCTCCTGTTAGCAAAGAGGCGTTGCTGCATGCCCCCCCCTTATTTTTCTCTGTTAGCTCAATTGGTAGAGCAGTGGACTTTTAATCCACGGGTTCCGGGTTCGAGTCCTGGGCGGAGAACGTGGAAAGTGGTTAAACCGTGTGCCTAGACACGTTAAGCAAGCCCCTATGGCGCGGTATTGCATTGCCCCGCGCTGGTGCGCTGCCACTTTCCCCTTGTAATCGACGAGACCCCGGGTGATACCAGCACCCGGGGTCTTAGTCATGTCCACTCAAATATTCACTGAAAGAGGACGCTATGAATCCTAGCAAAAAGGCCCGAACGTACTCTGTGGCCGAAACATCCGAAATCCTTGGGGTAAGTACCCGCTCGCTTTACCGCCATGTGAAAAGCGGTGCGGCTGCGCACTTGCACCCGATCACTGTTGGTGACCGCGTTGTCTTCCCGCGCCGCGTCATCGATTCCCTAGTGGAGCCGGCGGTGTCCGCATGACCCCCCTCAAGGACTACGCGCTCGGAGCGGTATTCGGTACCGCCGTATTTCTCGGAATCCTTATCGAGGGAGGCGTGCTATGACCTCCCAGCTTTCAACCACGACGCGTGAGGATCTTCTCGCCGTTGCGCGCGGTAAGCGGATCCGCAATAAAACCCGCCTGCATGAACTCGAACGCCTGGGCCTGGTTGCCCTGACGACTGTGAACCATGAACTTCGCATTCGCGAGATCACCAGCGAGGGTATGGCAGCGCTTACTGCGATGGGGAAGGAGGGGCGATGGATGCCGCGCAAATTCTAGACACGCTGGTGTGGGCGGCGCTTACCCTTGTCTGCTTGCTGAACTTTCTGCTCATCCGCCGCGTATCACGCGACCTTGATGCCCTGTGGGACTACCTCGGGCGACAACACCGACTCATGGCGAACTTGATAGCCCCAAGCGAAGAACCGAGAGCTGAAAAGACGCCGAAGCCTACCGTGCAGGCGGGCCACTTTGACGAGCTTTTAGAAAAGCTCAACCAGCCGAAAGGCCGCCGCGCATGACATGCATGACGCCGATTCGTCTTGAAAGCAAATCCATTTTGGTTGAGGAATTCAACTTTTTGCGCAGCTGTGGCGACCCGGTCGCTGCCTCCATCTTCCACCTCGCCAAGGTCTACGGCCTGACTTATTCGACCGTCGAGACCTACCTCAACCGCAATCGAAAGAAACTTCACTATGACATCACGTATTCTCGCTAACCCACCCGCGCCTGGAACCGCGGAGTGGGCGAAAATTGTTACGGCGTCGAAAGCTCCGGCGTTGCTCGGCGTCTCGCGTTTCACCTCGCAGTATGCCGCGTGGCACCAGCTCGCCGGGTTGATTGACGTTGACATGATGGACCCGGATCGCGCCGCGTGGGGTCATATTGCCGAGGCCTCCCTGGCTGATTGGTGGCTGCATAAGCACCCCGGTTGGCAGTTAAACGTTGCGCGCCGCGGAACCAAGGAAATCGCCTACACCAACGACGATCTCCCATTCCCGAATTTGGCGACTATCGACCGGCGCGCGCTCAACCGCAAGAAGGGAATGAGCAGCCCCGATCGTTTCCACATCGTGGAGTGTAAGACCGCGATGACGCTGGATGATTGGGGGCGCCCGGGGGAGGAAAACGCGGTGCCGGCCGACTATTTCACCCAGGTGCTCTATCAGATGGGTGTGAGCGGTATTCACCAGGCGTCGATTGTGGTGCTTGGCCCATTCTCGGAGCCGGAGATTCACGAGATTGAATGGCGCGAGGATCTCTTCGCCGCGCTGGTTGACCAGCTGGCAGAAATCTATGTGTCCACCAAGACGGGCGAAGTGCCCGATCTTGATGACTCGCTGTCTACCTATGAGACGGTGCGCGGCCTGCACCCGGATATTGACCCGCAGGCTGAAGTTCAGCTCGACCACGCGCAGGCGGTGGCTTGGCTCGACGCCATCGTGGGCGCCGATGAAGCTGTACGCGCCGCCCAGCTGGCAAAGACCGAACTGGCGGAGCTCATGGGCAATGCGAAGTATGCCCGCGTGGGCACAACCAAGATTGCCGACAGGCGCTCGCGCAGCGGAAAACCGCCCTATGTCCAGTTCAACAAGAAAGCCGACCTCGCGGTCTAAGGAGCAACAATGCCGAATTGGATTACTAACCGGATCCGTGTGAACCCATCACATTTCGCCGAAGTCAAGGAAATACTGCTCGACGACGCGGGGGAGGTTGATTTCAATCGCCTAATCCCAATGCCCCCATGGATGGATACCCTCAGTATCTCGATGATGGAGCGGGAGAACCCGCGTAAATGGTTTGAATGGTCGCGCGCGCACTGGGGCACTAAATGGAACGCGAAGCACACCGTCGTTAAAGACGAGTTGTGCGAGATTGCGTTTGATACCGCCTGGCAGCACCCGGAACCCGTTATTGAGGAGCTTTCCCGGCTGTTTCCACACGTGAATTTCGCGGTTATCTACGCCGAAGAAGATCTCGGATACGGGCAGCGCGGGGCTTACTACATTCGGAACCTAGAAAAGGTCCCATCCCCGGCCGCACTCATGGCTGACGATGGCGTCTGGGTTGCGAACTGGGACTGCCTCGTCATGCGGGGCGAACCGTTGGAATATAGCGAGGATTTCCCAGCCTCAGAGAATGATTCCCGTGATTATGACCCCTTCGATATTCTCCCCGGCTTTGCTCACCTAATCGGTGACGAGCCTACTTTTAACCCTTTTTGGCTTCACGCCAACTAACCATAGAAAGGACTAAGCATGTCTGAAATTGCTACCTACGAGCCAACTAGGGCCGAAATCCAAACCGCAAAGACCGACTTCGCTAACGCGTCGATTGATGCGATTGACCGCGAACTGGAAGTCATCGAAAAGGCCGCCCGCGTGGTACCAACCTTGATTAAGGGAGGCATGGTGCCAGACATTTACCTGCCTACGCACCAGCCGAAAAAGAACGGCCCCGCCCAGGGCGAGGACGTCGCAATCGCTAAGGCGATGGCCGCCGCCGTATTCGGCGCGTCGCTCGGATTCGGCATCGCCAAATCCTTGCAGAATGTGTTCACGGTTCATGGCCAGCCGTCGATTTATGCGCGCACCGCGGTTGCTCTCGTGCAGTCCCGCGGGCATGAAGTATGGGTAGGCGAGGAGACCACCAATTCGGTGACAGTCTACGGGCGTCGCCGAGGCTCGGATAAAGTCTTTGATTCCACCTGGGACATTGAGCGCGCGAAGACCGCCGGGTTTGTCAGCAACCCCAAGTACAAGTCGCAGCCGCAGGAAATGCTCTACGCCAAGGCTGCGATGGCGGTATGCCGCCGCATGGCCGCCGATGTACTCGAGGGTGTCCCGATGTCGGTTGAGGAGCTGCAGCTCGAAAATCGGCCGGCAACTGTGAAGGCGAAAGCCACTCGCATGGATCGTCCAGGCCGCGGAGCCGATGGGCTACAGGCCGCACTCGGCCGCTCTACGGCTCGTGAAGAGGCTACGGAGGAGCGGCCTGCTGAAATTGAATCCCAGCCTGCTACTTCGCCGGAGGATGATCAACTACTCGCAGATTTGAAGTCCACGCTGGCAGGCTTTACCACGACCAAACAGGTCAACGCTTTCGTAGCGGAGTTGAAGCAAGACCCGTCCGTTCCGGATGAGGCTCTACAGATGGCCCGCGACCGCTGGAACGAAATCGCCGGCGGTGAACAATGATTGATTACGAGTACCGCTCTGGGCATCTCGCAGCGGATCCGGAGCTGCGCTATACGCCGTCTGGCACACCGGTTGTGAATTTTACGCTGATTCAATCCTCGAAGTACTACGACCAGCAGCAGGCAACGTGGGTGACCTCCGCGCGCTCTGTCGTGGACGTGGTGCTGTGGGATAAGAAGTTCGACAACGGCGACGTTATCCCGTGGACCGCCTGGGCAACCGAGGTGCTGCGTAAGGGCTCGCACGTGGTGGTTCATGGCCGCCTGGTTCAGCGCTCGTGGCAGAACCAGCAGGGCGAGAATCGGTACAAGACGGAGTTCCGTGCGGAGAGTGTCTTTGCCTCGCTCGCGGAGGTTGCAACCTCGGACGCGCCACCGAATGCCGGCATGGGCGGTGGGGCTGCCAGTGCCCCTGGCGCCCCGCCATTCTAGGAGTGATCCTATGGCAAATCCTGACGCCCTGGCGGCTTTAACTCGCCTTTCTCGTGAGGCTACCGCCGGTGTATCCGCCGAGGAGATACTGGCTTTTGCCGACGATAACGGCGTTGAGCTGACCGCAGCGCAGCGTGCACGGCTTCTCCGAATGTTCCCCACAGAATCGCCCGATTCGGCCTGACCCTCTATGCGCCCCGCTAGGACCTCAATAGATGCGCCCCGCTAGGACCTCAATAGTCCACGGCGGGGCTTTCCTATTAGCCCCTATGAAAGGACCCTTTATGACTGCCGGTGACCTCAACCCAAAGGTTAAGAACCCAAATTCCGTTAATGAATGCCGCCGGACTATCCCGCGAGGACTTCGCACCATGCTTGCAAGCAAACGCCCGCTGGATGATATGCCCGATGCCGCACTTCGCTGGCTACAACGCCACGACCTCATCCGCCCCAACAAGCGGGCGGGAGAACCCGGGCAGAGCACCTGGACGTACACCACGACTGGAAGACGCCTCGAAGGCGAACTCGTTAAAGAAGCTACGCGCGCGGCATGAGTATCCAAGACCACGCCTACGCGGCTATTGCCTGCGCGGCCCGCCACGGTGTGGTGATTAACCCCGCCGTGGTCCTGGCAATCGCAAAGATTACTTACAAATTGGAAGGAGGGGAGGAAAATTACTTGGTTCAAAGTTGATGATGGTTTCTATGATCATCCGAAGGTGGAGAACCTTTCGAATGCGGCCATTGGGCTATGGGTGAAGTCTGGTTCCTGGTGCTCGAAGCATGAGACGGATGGGGTGATTCCGGCGTCTCGCGTGAAGGCGTTGAAGGGCACTCCTAGTCAGATTCGTGCGCTAATTGAGTGTGGTTTATGGGTCGAAACACGATCCGATTTGGGTGCGAAATGCTACTCATTTCGATCATGGTTTGACTACCAACCGAGTCGCGAAGAGCGTGAGGAAGAGCGCGCAGTTTGGCGCGAAAAGAAACGCAAATCGCGCCGCCAAAAACTCGACAACCAGCGCAATCGCCAAAATGTCCCCGGGGGAGTCCCCGGAATGTCTACCGAGGGGACATTTGAGGGAGTCACCGAAATGTCCGGTACCATACCCGTCCCGTCCCGTCCCGACCCGACCAATATAGGGGGTACAGGTAGCCAGCCAACTTACGGTGATCAAGGGGATAGGCAAGTGGCTGGCAGCCTTACTCTCGATGGGCTAGCGGACGCTACGCGCCGCGCCCGCGACGCCGGCATCCCCGAATCGGCCATCGCCGCCGGGACACGAGAATTCAACCGACGCCCCGAGCCCAAAGGCCCCGGACTTCTTCGCACACTCATCAACGACGCCGCCAAAGCCGAACACTCCACCCAAGCCGACGAAAAGAAGCAACGCCGCGCCGCCATCGACGCGTGCAACCTCTGCGACGACAACGGCATCCGCTACGCCAACGGCCAAGCCCACCGCTGCACCCACAAACCCGAACCGCCCTTCTGAAAGGAGACACAATGCGACGCCTCACCAAGCCACGATTCCTCGTGCGATCCACAATTCGCAACGACGGAGTTCGGAGATGGCAAATCCTAGAGCGCACAGGCCTGATCACCCTGCCATACGGATTTCCCTTCAGCCGCCAGTTCAGAACCTGGCCCGAAGCCCTCCACGCCGCAAACCACCTCGCCCTCAACAACGACCCATACCTGAAAGGACTCGAATGCCTACCACCTTTCCGAGCCTCATCGACCGGCTAGTCACCCGCGCCGAACACGGCCAACTCACCGAAGCCCAATACACCATCGTGTCCCGCGCCTGCGCCCGCCAACTAGGCGCCATCCCAACCCGCAAACACACCCGGCGCGAAACCACGCCGCGCCCCGTATTCCGCTACCGCTAAAGGACCCCACATGCACTTACCGAAAATCACCATCAGCCCCAACGCCTTCCGCGTCAACGGCCAGGAACTCATCGTGATGCACGATCCAGAGCCGACAATCAACCACATCGGCAGCAACATCTACGGCGTAACCGTCACCATCCCCTCGGACGACATCGACCTCGACGCTGACGCCCGCTACACCGACGAAACCGACAGCGACGTTGTCGACTACGAAATCATCACCAACCCACTTCACACCCCAGCCGGAACCCCATTCCTCGCCACCGTCTGCGGCGGACTCCCACAACTCGTCGTCCGCAGCCACAGCGACATCGATCTAGAAGCCTGGTGGCTCCTCAACGGCACCCGCTGGCTACGAACCGACGATTGCGACGTCGAAATCATCACCCCACTCAAATCGGACTAAATCTCCGAAATCTCCAACCGAAAGGCACACAATGACTAACCATTACTGGCCGGGGGCTGACAGCGTCCGCGCCGCCCGCCTCGACTTCGATCCAGATGATGACGGGTTCGACTACATCACCTTTCGCGTCCCGACCGGGTACACGTACAACACCGCTCAGCGCTACAAAATCGAACCGCTAGGAAACCACAATGACTAACACCATCGAAGTACCAATCTCACTAATCAACGCCGGAGACATCGACGCAATCCGCGACCTGCTACCGCAGGAAAACTTGTTTGGCAGGTGGGCAGAGCACCCCACGCTTGGGCGCGGAATCATCATCAGCGAACATCCAGACCAAGAGACTTTTGTGAAGTTCGTCAATGGTAAATCGTGGTCGGGCGTAATCCTCGATGATCTCACCCTTGACCCGGTAGAACTCGTAACCCTTAAGGACTTCGAGGGCGCGCCAGAAGGCACAGTCATTTCCGACACGGGAGTAAATGCCTACCAAAAACTCAGCACCGACGCGTGGGAAAGCAGAAATGACTATCTCACCGCTAAAGAGATGGCAGTCAGCGGCCCATGGAAAATCCTCCGCTGGGGATGGGGAGAATAACCATGACTAAGACCCTCGCAGACATGCCCCCAGAAGAACGCGAACAGTGCCGGGGAATGTGGTGTGACTTCCCCGACCCCGACGAGCGCACCAACCTCGCAATCTACGTAGGCGACAGCCCCATAAACCGGGGATTCTGTGAGCTAATCCATGAAGGTCAGCTGGGGACTCTCACCATTCCCGAGAACCTCACCCCACGCCCCGACCTGCCCCGCGCATGGCAAGCAGACGGAATGCCCATGGAAGGGGAATGGGAATACGCCCACATCCCCGCTCTAGGAGAGTCCACACGCCGATGGATAGGAGACTGGGAGCAAGCATGACCACACTCGCAGACCTCACCCCGACTGGTCGCAAGTATGAACTTAAGGAGATTGAAAATGTCTAACCCGACCCGCCAAGAAATCATCGACGCATATCAAGAGCTAGACATGCTTCTCGGCTTCTACGATGACCGAAATCCCTACCGTGTACCGGAATGCCGCCGCATCATCGAGAAAGCCCTCCCACCTCGCCCACAGCCCACCATGGCCGAGGTTGAATGGGACGATGAAAAGTACTACCTCGCGGAAGCGGAGGCTCCCAAACTGGGAAAGGTCGCAATGCTAAGAAAAACTGGCGGCCTCATTGAATTCATCATGAAGCCGTACACGCCACAGACCAAGGGCGCTATATGGCCGGAAAAACTCACCCCGACCGGTAAGCGCTACACACTCACAGAGGTGCAGGATGACTGACCTGAGCACCACCAACCTAAAACGCCTTCTGGCTGAGACCAGCCCCGGCCCGTGGGAGGCGCTAGCCACGTACGGCAATGGAGCGCCGCGCCCGGATACGACACGCGAAATGAGGGCTGCTGGCGAATACCTAGGGATTATGCATACCCCGAACGCGGCCCTTGCTGCCGCAGCCCCGGAACTCGCGGATGAAATCCTACGGATGCGTGAGGCGCTGCACGACCTCAGTGAGGTGTGGGAGGCCATAAGCATCGGCCCATACCGCACCCCAGCGGAGCAGCAGCTCGCAGCGGCGGTAGTAGACCACATTGACCAAATCCTAGGAGACCACGATGACCAACTATGACCGTGCCCTCGCGGTACTCGAAGCAGCCCAATACGCAAAGGAGCAAGCATGACTATTCAAGGATTCCGCATAACCAACAAGGGCCGCGCAGCCCTGATAGCGATGCGGGAAAACAATAAGCAGGATGAAGAAGTCCCAGCTCACTACCGCATAGCAGATGCACTCGCTGAGGCGGGCCTACTCACACCAGAACCAGGCGGAGAAGCCATGTCTTATGAATACGCGGTGCAATACAAAACGCCTGACGGCTGGAAATACAGCCGCGAATCGTGGGATAACCGTTGGCAGGAAAGCGAAGCCGTCCAAGAAGTCCGCGCCCACCGCGACCACCCCGACGAAGAAACACGCCTCGTCCGTCGCCTCGTTTCCGAATCCGAGGTGATGGAGGAATGAGACTGCACTTCGAAATCCCAGGCCGCCCCGCCGCCCAAGGCTCTAAACGCCACGTAGGCGGAGGCCGCATGATTGAGCAATCCAAATACCTCAAACCCTGGCGCGACAAAATGATCACCACCATGCGCCACCAATACACAGGACAACCGCTAGATGAACCCATCGAGGTCACAGCGGTATTTTTTATGCCCAAACCCAAACGCCCTAAATTCCCCGAACCAGCCACACCCCCAGATGCCGACAAACTATGCCGCGCACTAGGCGACGCCCTCACAATGGCCGGCGTAATCAAAGACGACGCCCGCATCACCACATGGCACGCCACCAAAAAATATCACCCACAAGGCTGGACCGGTGCACACATCACCATCAAGGAGGACCCATGCCACCAGTAGATGAACGCGACCTACGAGACCTAGCCCGCCACCTCGCCAACCTCTACCGCGAGCTCGACAGCCTCAAGTACGCACGACCAACCCCGCCCGAAGTCCGCGCCATGAAACCCGCACCCGGGCCACAATCCCCCGGCAACTGGCTCTACGTCTCATGCTGGCTCGACCAAGAGCCCCGCCTGCGCGAAGTAGCCTTCAACGCCTTCAGCGATATCGGGGTCAAAGTCCGGGACGACGAAGCTGGGGCAGTCGCACTCTGCCAAAAACTAGCCTTCCACGCACAGGCAGTGTCAGAACTCGACTGGGCAAGCGACCTCACAGACGAACTCGAACACCAGACCCGAATCCTTGACAGGAGATGCAACCCACCGCAACCTGCAATCATCGCCAACCAACCCGAACCACGACACGGAGCCGAACGCATCGCACGACAACTCAGAGCACGCGGCATCCCCACCACCGCCGACACCATCCGAGGATGGGCACGCTCAGGACACATCACCCAAACCACCATGCCCAACGGGCGCAACGGCTACCTACTCTCCGAAGCCCTCAACCACGCCCGCCACCGCTAGCGCCACTCCCCACATCCGGTGTACAATCGACGCGACGACATTTTATGCCCTCACCACAGGTGGGGGTATTTCGCGTTTTAAGGGGGCGTCATGGGCTGGGCAGACTCACGTCACCAAAAGAAACTCGCTGCAGACTTCAAAGCACAGTGTGCCCGTAACGCCACACCGTGCCACCTATGCGGCCAACCCATCGACTACACCGCCCCGCCGCAAACCCCGGACGCCTACGAGCTCGACCACTACTACCCACGCAGCACACACCCCGAGCTCACCGACGACCCCGCTAACTTCCGCGCCGCGCACTCCAACTGCAACCGCAGCCGCGGCAAAGGAACCGCCATCCACGCCCTCGGCAACCAATCCGAACAATGGTGACACTAAGGGTAGGCCCCAAAAATCACCAGAGATCTTTTCCACGGACGCCTCCGGCGGGGTGAGGCGTCCTCTCTCCCCGAGGTTCGAACCGGGGTCGCGCATTAAGGAGGTATGACCATTGGCTTTAAGGAAGAGCTATCCGACCGACGACGATCTCGAGGACGTCGAAATCAGCGAGTTTCCGTGCATGCGGGATGCCGTTCGCAAGTCTGTAGAGACGGCGGACCATCTCGAGGACACTGACGAGGCTGACATTCAGCTCGCATATCAACTTGCGGACATTATCGATGATGCGCGGGAGTCGGGCGACCCGGACGCGATTCACAAGACTGCGTTTGGGCCCATGCCAACTTTGCATAAGGTGTTGACGTCACTCGGGTTAAATCCTGAAGGGCGCGACAAGCTTGGGCTGAATACTCAAGAGGATGACGAGGACTGGTAATCGATGGCGCCTCTGGTTGGTTCCACGGTGCCGCGTGTTTTCACTCCGCCGCTGCGCGAGCTGACCCCAGAAACGTCGTGGGGCTTTGATGTTGTGTGGTTTGCGTGCGAGATTTTGCGCCAGCCGTTGTCACCGTGGCAAGAGTGGCTGGCAATTCACGGCCTTGAGCTCATGGACCAGGACAAGGTCAAGGAACTTTACCCCGATGACCCCGCCGTGTGGGACGAGGAAATCCCAAGGTTCAAAACAATTCTGGTGCTTGTGGCTCGCCAAAACGGAAAGACGCACTTCGCGAAGACGCTCATCAAGTGGGCACTGTTCCGAAAGCGCCTGAAATACATCCTCGGCGCAGCTCAGACGAAGAACGATGCTTACGAGTTGTGGGAAGACATCGAGAAAGAATGCGATGAGAACCCACGGCTGAAGAAGCGCATGAAGCGCACATCCTTTGCGCACGGCTTCGAGGCGCTGCGTTCTAACTGGGGTGTGTACCGCATTGCGGGGCTGGACCGTAAGGCAGGCCGCGGTAAGACGGCGAACCTGCTTTACATGGATGAGCTGCGTGAGCATAAGGACTGGGCTGGATGGTCGGCACTGTCATCGACGACGAACTCGCCGTTGGTCGGCTTCAATGTGGCTACCTCGAACGCTGGTGATGCTCGCTCCGTAGTCCTGCGGCACCTGCGCGATACCGCCACGAAGGCGATTAATGAGCAGCGCACTGAGACGGCGACGCTGTTTATGGCCGAGTGGTCGGCTGACCCTGACCTTGACCCTTCGGACAAGCAGGGCTGGGCGCAGGCGAACCCGGACTTGGGCAGTAGCCGGTTGACGGTGCGTGATATTCAGGCCGAGTTCGATACCAAGACGGAGGCGGAGTTCCGTACAGAGAACTTGTGCCAGTGGGTTGATGTTCTCGCCCCGTCGAAGTTTCCGGAGGGGTCGTGGGCTTCGTGTTTGGATTCGGAGTCGCGGCGCGCCACGGGCGCCAAGGTGCATGTTGGCCTGGACGTTGCGGTTGACTTGAAGGCTGCGCACATCGTTGGCGCGATGAAGCGCCCGGATGGGTTGTGGCATATCGAGTTGTTGGCTTCGCGCCCGGGTATTGATTGGGTGACTGGGTGGCTGGAGCAGCGTATCGAGTCATCCGATTGGTTTGAGGGTGAGGTTGCGGTACAGGCTCGTGGTGCTCCCGTAGGCACACTTATTCCGCGGTTGCGGGAGGCGGGTCTTACGGTGCGCGAGTGGGCTGGGCCTGACCTGACTCAGGGCACTTTGGCGTTTTATGACCTGGTTGCTCAGTCGAAGCTGCGGCACCGTGGACAGCCCGCGCTTGATGCTGCTGCCACGGGTGCGCAGGACCGGCGTGCTGGTGATGCGTTTATGTGGGACCGCTCGAAATCAGTGGGTGATGTTGCCCCAATTGTGGCCGCGACCGCGGCTGTTTGGCTTGCCTGTCAGCCGGAGATAGAGCCGCCGAAACAATCAGCGTACGAGACGGCGGATTTGATGATTCTTTAGGAGGTGTTTATGGGGCTTCGTGAGTGGCTTGGCTTCAGTAAATCGACGATGTTGCCGGAGCCAGGCGAGTTGCAAGCGCCGATTGTGTCGGCGTACATGGATGACCTTCTGATGCAGATTCGGAATCAGTCGCCGGCGGACTTGTGGCGTTCGCAGCCGTATCTTCGGATGGTGATTTCGTTCCGTGCGCGGAACGTTGCTCAGATTGGGTTGCACGCCCTGGAGCTGATGCCTGATGGTGGGCGTGAGCGGGTGCGCTCCGGCCCGATTGGTTCGCTTCTGCGCGAACCAAACCCTGACCAAACATGGTACGAGTTGCTGTTCGGGTTGGTGTCTACGTTTGACCTGTACGATGAGGCGATTCTCTACATTGCCGACGATGGGGAGAAGATTCTGCTGCGTCATATCCCGAGGAATTGGATTCTTCAGTGGATTGACGCGGATGCCTACGGTGTTCGTGGCGCTCGCGTTCATTTCCCTGGTGATGATGCTCATGGGCGGATTGTTCCTGAGGACAATTTGATTCGTATTCATGGGTGGTCGCCGGAGGATGAGCGTTTCGGGGCGTCGCCGATTGAGGCGCTTCGGGTGATTCTCGAGGAACAAGTTCAGGCGCAGATTTTCCGGCTTCAGATGTGGAAGCGCGGCGGGCGTGTGGGTTCTTATGTGACGCGCCCTAAGGATGCGCCGGATTGGACTCCGGAGGCACGCCAGCGGTTCAAGCACTCTTTCCAGGCGGCGTTTACTGGTGAGAGTGGTTCGCAGGCTGGTGGTGTTCCGGTTTTCGAGGACGGTATGGAGTGGCGAAAGCTGTCCGTTACCGCCCATGAGGAGGAGTTCGTGGAGGCGTCGAAGCTGGCGCTGACCACGGTGGCTGGTGTGTACCACGTCAACCCGACAATGCTCGGCCTGCTCGACAACGCTAACTACTCCAACGTGAAAGAGTTCCGTAAATCGCTGTACGGCGACACGCTGGGGCCGCTTCTGAAGCAGATTAGCGAGAAGCTGAACGCCCGAATCCTGCGTTACGTGTCAGAACGTAGTTATCTCGCTGAGGAGCATCCGAATCTGGAGAATATCTATTTCGAGTTCAATCTTCGGGAGAAGCTTCAGGGAAACTTCGAGGAAGAGGCCGCGGTTCTTGGCGGGGCAGTCGGCGGGCCGTTTATGACGGTCAACGAAGCGCGCTCACGCCAGAACATGCCGGCGGTTCCGGAAGGCGACCGACTCATCCAGCCGCTCAACCTCGGGTTGAGGGGTGAGGGGGAGTCTTCTGGTGACCAGGAGGTGGTTGATCCGCCGGATGACCAATCAGCTTTACCTGAAGGGGAAGAAGAATGACAGTAAAGAGCGTCATCGCTGAGGTTAAAGCCCTCGGCGATGGAGAAAAGGCCGAGTTTGAGGCGTACGCGTCCGTATTCGGTAACCGTGACAGTTACGGGGACGTAGTGCAGAAGGGCGCTTTTGCAGCGTCGTTGAAGGCATGGGACGAAAAGGGTGCTCCGATTCCGCTGTTGTGGGGCCATAATATGGCCGATCCGGACTTCAATATCGGCATGGTGACCTCCGCTGAGGAGGACGAGCACGGGCTGAAAGTGGTCTGCGAGCTTGATACCGACTCGCCGAAGGGTGCCCAGGTGCACCGCCTACTCAAGCAGGGTCGTGTTCGGGAGATGAGCTTTGCTTTCGCCGCGACGTCTAGTGAGTATGGCGAGCTTGATGGTAAGAGCGTGCGGTTCCTCAAGGAAGTTGACCTGTTTGAGGTGTCCGTCGTGCCGCTCGGCGCGAATCCGGAGACCGAAGTGCTGGCGGTGAAATCCCCGACGGTGAACCTAACACTGCCGGAGACGCTTGCCGAACGATTCCTGGAGGTTCTGGGCGGGAAGTCCCTGGGCGGGCCACCGGGAACTGATGAAGAAGATGACGATGAAGATACCCCCGATTCTGAGGATGAGTCCTCGGATGAGGGGGTTTCGTCATCTGAGGTCACTGATAGCGGTGGCGAGGACGAGCCCGGCGAGGATGCCGGTGAATCCGATGAAGACGATGAGGACGAGGAAGGCCGTAAGGCTGACCTTGACCGATTCGAGACCATGTTCCGCGCCGTGGGGCGCGACTAACCGAAAGGAACTATCAACATGACTGTTGAACTGAAGAAGCGTCGCGCCAAGCTGGCCGACGAGGGCCTTAAGATTGTCACTGAGGCTAAGTCCGCGGGCGCTCCGTCCGCCGAGCAGGTAGCCCGCCTTAAAGACATTGAGTCCGAGCTCGGCACGCTGGACGCTCAGCTTAAGGCAGCGGAGAATTTCGGCTCCTATGAGCAGCTTTTCAAGGGCATGCCGGAGGCCAAGAAGGAAGAAGCCGCCCGTACCCTGGGCGAGCACTTCCTTAAGTCCGCAGGTGACCTGTCTGTCCTGCGTGACCGCTCTAACTCCACTGTTTCCGCGACGGAGTTCAAGGCGAACACGGATACCGTCACCACCGCTGGTGATGCACTGACTCCGGTTCTGACCGATGTGGACAAGACTGTCGTCCACGGTAAGCGTGACCGTCCGGTCCTGGCTGACCTCCTCGGCTCCGGAACTATCTCCGGCAACGCCATCAGCTACTTCATTGAGGGTGCGTTCGAGGGTGACTTTGGCACCGTGGCTGAGGGTGCGCAGAAGCCGCAGGTACATGTGGCGAACCCAACCGCGGTCACCGACCCGCTGCGCAAGATTGCCGCATGGATCACCATCACCGACGAGTTCCTCGAGGATCTTCCGTTCCTCAAGTCTGAGATTGATAACCGCCTGCTGTACAAGCTGGCTATCTTCGAGGAAAAGCAGCTCCTGTCCGGCGACGGCATGGGTAACAACATTAAGGGCCTGCTCAACCGCGACGGCCTGCAGGTGGATACCGCCGCCTCGATTGATGAGGTGCCGGATAAGATTTTCTCCGCAACCACGAAGATTTCCACAGCGACCGAGCTCACTGCCGACGGCGTGATGATCAACCCTGCCGACTACGAGCCAATCCGGCTGAAGAAGGACGACAATGGCCAGTACTACGGTGGCGGGTTCTTCCAGGGTGCCTACGGCAACGGCACCGTTATGGAGCAGCCGGGCCTATGGGGCCTGCGCACCGTGGTCACCCCAGCCATCCCGAAGGGCACCGTCCTCGTCGGCGCGTTCGGCCTGGGCGGCACCGTGTACCGCAAGGGCGGTGTGCGCGTGGAGGCAACGAACACCCACGCGGATAACTTCACCACCAACAAGGTGACCATCCGCGCTGAGGAGCGCCTCGCATTGGCAGTGCGCTACCCGTCCGCTTTCGTCAAGCTGACCGTAGGCGGTGCTGAGTTCTAATGAAGCTCTACAAGCGCATCGGCGAGAACGGCTTTGAGCACATCGTTCAGGCCGAGTCCGACGAGGTAGCGGCCCACATGGGACTGCTGCCTTATCAGGCAGAGAGCAAGGAACGGAAGCCTGCTAACAAGGCTGCTCGTGGAGCAACCAAGGCCGCTAAGCCGGAACCGAAGGAGTGAGGTAAATGACTGAGTCGCTGGAATCCTCGGAGCTGACGCCTGAGCAGGTCACAGACCTATCTGGCGGCTTGGTACCTGCCTCCACTCCTGGGCTGGCGGAGAAAATCAGTGCCACGCTCGCCGGCATCCGCAGACTGTGCGGCTGGCACGTGTTCCCAGTGAAGGAAGAAACAATCACGGTTGATGCGTTCGGTGGGACGTTGCTGCGTCTGCCGACTATGCACGTGGAAGACATTTCCCGTGTTGTTATCCGCGGCGCCGAGGTTGATCCTTCTAGCTTTGGGTGGTCTCAGTCCGGGATGCTCGAGCTCTACGAGGGGGAGTTTCCCGACCGGTTTAGGTCGGTTGAGGTAACCCTGCGCCATGGGTTCGACCAGGCCCCTGACCTTTTGCGCATTGCTGCCGAAATTGTTCAGCGGTCGGTACTCGCTGGTACAGGCGGCAACGTCAGCGTTGGTGGTATCAGTGTTGGTGCCCCGGCTGGTGGCGGGGGCGGTGGGTCCATCACCCCGATGGCTACTGAGTGGCGCATCATCGACCAGTACAAGCTGCGTGAGTGGCCATGATGCAGCTGATTTTTACCGAGCGGGTTGAGATTCTTCGCCCGCGGCGTATCCGTGGTGACTATGGCGGCTTCGTTGAATCCTGGGATGACCCGGAGGTCATTCCTGTTGCCGCGCCGGTCAGTGTCCAGCAGGTGTCCACGAGTGAGGACGAGACAGGCAGTAGCCAGCTCGTCGTGACGAAGTGGCGCCTGTACTCGCAGCCGCCCCATTTGCTTGACCAGCTCGAAACCAATGACCGGATTCGGGTTATTGGTGGGGTTGGTGGCACGTGGGTGGTGGGCGACCCGGAGCACTGGCGCGGGCCACTACTTCCGCACACTGAGGTTGATTTGGAGGTCTACCGTGGTACGAGTCGAGCTTGATACTGACGCGATTTTCCAGCAGGTGATGAACGCCAACGCGGTCCATGCGAAAGTGCACAATCGTGCGGCCAAAATCTCTACCAAGATTCGCCGTGACCTGAACAAGGCCGGGATTGATGCCGGCGTGGAGGTCAAAGAGTACGCGCACGCGAATGGCCGCTTTGGCCTAAACATCGTTGGACACGTTGACGACAAGGACGCTCGGCGTGCTGGACGCATTGCCCGCCGTGCCGGAAGGAGTGTATGCCGATGAACGACGTTGACATACTCAAGTTCGCCATTGATGCGGTGGCGGAGGTTCTCGGAGATGAGTTGTGGGTGGCGGATCATCTGCCGCCCGCGGACGAACTCGAGAAACTGACCCCCGCGGTAACAGTTGACCTCCTCCCCGGCAGTGAAGTCGTGCCGTGGGGAGCGGACACGGGCGAGTACATCTCGGAGATTATTTCTCTTGATGTGGAAGTCGTCGGTGTGTCTCGCACTCAGTGCACGCCGGTAGGGGACAGGGTGCGCGCCGCTCTGCACCAGCTGCCGTTCCTAGAGGGCAGCGGTGTGAAAAGCGTGGACTGTCCGCGTTTTTCTACGCGTGAGGATATTAACCCGCAGCTCCGGGTCTTGGGGGCTGTAGTCGATTTGATGGTGCTCAAGACCTAGCCAAGTACCGTCGTACAGTTTTCCATCCCGTTCGGGTCGTGTGGCCTGGGCGGGTTTTCTATGCCCAATCATTCTTTGAAAGGAATCAATCATGGCAGACCAGAAGACCCTGGAGGGCTTTAACGCCCGCAAGGCCCGCGTTGGCATGACCGGCGCTGTCCGCTCCTCCGCCCTCGGCACCGAACCGGTCCCGTTCGGCGAAAAGTACAACACCGATACCCATTACAACCTTGGCTACATCTCCCCGGATGGTCTGGAGATTAGCTTCGATGAGGATAAGCAGGAATACATTCCTTGGCAGGAAGTTTCCGCAATCCGCACCGACATCACCAAGGCTGTGAAGTCCGTCAAGCTGACCCTGTGGGAGACCGGCATTGAGAACTTCGCGAAGTTCCTGGGTGTGTCCGAGGATGCGCTGGAGGACCAGGGTGACGGCTCCTTCGCCTTCTACGAGGACGCGCTGCCGCAGTTCGGCCACGAGCACCTTCACATTGATGTTGTCGATGGTGACAAGGCTCTGCGCCTAGACCTGTTGGATGCGCAGATTACTGAGCGTGGCTCGATGGTCTTCAAGAAGGACGAGATGTTCGGCCTTGAGGTTACCTACACCTCCTACCCGGCATCCTACGAGGATTACAACGCCACCCTTCCGGAGGGTGTGGGTAAGACTGCTCGTTGGCAGATGAACTCCGCTTGGGCTACTGGTGGTGCGAACACGTCCGCAGCTACGGATGGTTCCACGCCGCTGTCTATCTCCACGAGCTCGCTGCCCGCAGGTAAGCAGAACGCGGAGTACAACGCGACCGTAGCGGTCAAGGGCGGTAAGTCTCCGTACACCTACGCGGTGTCCACCGGCACTCTGCCAGAGGGCCTGTCCTTGAACGAATCCATCGGCGCTATCACCGGTACTCCGACCGCTGCCGGAAAGTCCACCTTCACCGTGAAGGTCACCGATGAGGGCAAGCTGTCGGCAACGAAGCAGCTGGCCATCAACGTCGCTGTCGCCTAATTCAAGTCCCTTTTTGGGGTAGGGGTGCGGGAACCAAAAATTGGCTGGCCCGCCCACTCCCCGCAAACAATCTTTCCGCACTAAAGGGCCAGCCACCCTAAGACTTTTGAAAGGGGACCAGCCATGTCCAATATCAATCTTGACGCCCTCATTGAGCAGCGCGCAGAAGCCACCGGCTCCAACAAGGGCCGAATCCCGTTCGACTTTAAGGGCGAAACCTACGACTTTCAGGACCCGCTGACTCTGACCGACGATGACAAGGAAGAGCTGCAGGCCATTGATTGGGAGCCTGACCTTGCCGCCTGGTACATGGGCGATGAGCAGTACGACAAGTTCCTTGCCGCAGGCGGCTCCTCGAACCTGTGGTTCCTCGTATTCAACGAGTACCTGGAGCGTAATCAGGCCGTCGATTCTTCGGGAAAAGGTACACGCCTGAATCGCTCCTCGCGTCGTTCGGCGGCCCGGAAGCAGCAGAAGCGTCGCTAGAAGCCCACTACGGGAAAGACGTCCTCGGTGACTTCTACCGCGGGGACATCACCCTACGGAAGCTACGCGTCCTGTTAGAGGGTTTGCCGCCGGATGCCCCGGCGTTCTGGCTGGAAACCCCGAATGGGGCGCGTACCCCGTGGACTCTGGCGGATGCTCAACTGTGGCGCATGTTCTGGGCCACGGCCACCGCTGCCACCGGCTTGTCTGGTGTGGATAAGGGCAAAACCATTTTTGACAGCATGCCCCAGTTTCCGTGGTCGAAACCTGTTAATCAATCGTCCTATGGCTCCTTCGGTGACCATTCGCCGGAGGAGGTTTTGGACTATCTCGACTCGCTTTAGGAGGCCGTCATGTCCGATGCTGTGTGGGTACCAGTCAATGCCGAGATGAAGGGGTTCATAGGCACGCTGGTTAAGGAGGCGTCAGGCGCGGCGAAAAAGGGCGGCGAAATTGTTGAGAAGGAGTTCGCCGCCAGTGGTAAGCGCGCTGGTGAGTCCATGGCTAGTGGGCTGCAGGCGTCTGCGGCGAAAGTCTCCCAAGTCTCCACTAAGCTCGCGACGGCGCGTAAGGCTGAGGCCCAGGCGGCGGCAGACGTGGGAACTGCGGAAGCGAAGCTGGAGAATCTGCGTAACTCCGGAAATGCTAAGGCTTCGCAGTTGGCGCAGGCGGAGCAGCAGCTCGAGACGGCGAAGAACAAGCAGGCCGATGCGGCAGTGCGCGTGGCTCGTGAGGAGAAGAACCTCGAGGCTGCGCGTAGTGGTGGGGAGACGAAGTCGCTTGCGCTGTCTCGGGCCGAGGACCAGCTGGCGAATGCCCGGACGTCGCAGCAGACCGCGTCGGCGAAGATCCGCACCGCGGAGATTCAGCTGGATGAGGCTCGGGCTAATGCGAAGGCTAAGTCTGATGCGCTCAGGGATGCCGAGGGCAACCTCATAGGTACTCGTCGACTCTATGGCGAGAACTCTAAGCAGGCAGCGGCGGCGGAGAAGGAATTCAACGCGGCGCAAAAGCAGTCCGCTACGGCTAATAATCAGGTTGCTACTGCTGAGGGGAAGGTGAAGCGCGCTCGTGCAGAATCGCAGAGCGCTGCAGATACCTTGAAGGCCAAGGAGCTGGGGCTGAAGGCCGTGCAGGAGGATTTGGCGCGGTCTTCTGAAGATGCTGCGGCTAAGACCGACAAGATGGGGGATTCTTTCAAGGGGGCGGCTGGTAAGGCCGCGGACTTTGCTGGTAAGTACAAGGTTCATGCTGCTGCAGCTTTGGGTGGTATTGGGCTTATCGCGAAGGAATCAATTGATTACGCTTCGGAGGCCGAGCAGTCGTATGGTGCCGTTGAGTCCATCTTTGGGGACCATGCTCAGGGAATTATTTCCGCGTCTAAGGGCGCGGCTGAGGCGGTCGGCCTGTCCGGGCGCGAGTATCGCGAATTGACGTCGTCGACGGGCGCGATGCTGAAAAACATGGGCATGCCCATGGATGAGGTGGCGGGCAAGTCGCAGAACCTTGTGGGTGTGGCTGCCGACTTGGCGGCTACTTTCGGCGGGTCGACGAAGGATGCCATTGAATCCGTCAACGCGCTTATGCGTGGTGAGGCTGACCCCATCGAGAAATATGGTGTGTCCATTAAGCAGTCTGACATCAATGCCCGTATGGCTGCTAAGGGCCTGGATAAGCTGACTGGTGAGGCAGCGAAGCAGGCGCAGGCGCAAACGCTGCTGGAGATGCTGACGGAGCAAACGTCGTCGGCTCAGGGCCAGTTTGCTCGCGAGACTGACACGGCTGCGCATAAGCAGCAGGTCGCGACTGCAAAGCTGAATGATGCGAAGGAAGCTATCGGTACTGGCTTGCTGCCGATGTTCGCGTTGGCGGCTGAGAAGGCGGCACAGTTCGCCGGGGTGGTCGGTAAGCACCCGAAGGTGTTTATTGCTTTGGGTGCGGCTATCGGCATCGTTGCGGGTGCGATTGTGACATTGGCAGCGGTCGCCCCGATTTTTACCGCGATTAGTGGTGCCGCTGCCGCTGCGAAGATGTCCATGTGGGGATATGTCGCTGCGCAGGCTGCAGCGATCGCCCCAATTCTTGCAGTGGTCGCCGCGGTGGCTGCGGTTGGTGTGGCACTGTGGGCGTTTTTCACGAAGACGGAGACGGGCCGCAAGATGTGGTCTGCCTTTACCGATGCGCTGGCTGCGGGCTGGGATTGGGTAGTCGAAAAGTTCAAGGCTGGCCTTGATTGGGTTCAGTCCACGTTCGGCCCGGTGTTTTCCCAGATTAGTGAGACTGTTTCCAGCGCGTGGGATGCCACGGTAGAGAAGGTCACCGGGGCGGTTGACCGCGTGAAGGAGATTGTTTCCGGGGCTCTGAACTTTTGGAAGTCTGGTGACACGACTGACTACGCCGAAGCTCTGGGTATGAACCCAGATTCCCCAATCTTCACGTTCCTGCAGCTCTTCCGCGACAAGCTCATTGTGCTGAAGGACTTCGCCATTGTGGCGTGGGACTTTATGAAGGCCAAGTGGGGCGAGTTCACGGTAGGCTTCGGCCAGTTCTATCAGACCTGGATCGCCCCTGTCGTGTCCGTCATGGGCACGGTGTTCCAGGTGCTGGGCACCGTGGTGATGGGTGCGCTACAGGGCATCTGGACGGGGATGCAGTTCGTCGGCAGTGTCATTTCGACGGTGTGGTCCTCGGTGATTCAGCCAACGCTGTCAGTCTTTATGTCGGTGGTGCAGGCCGTGGGCTCGTTTGTCGCCCCAATCTTCATGGCCATCATTGGTGGCGCGTTCCGCACCATGGGCACGCTCATCTCCAGCATCTGGAGCGGAGTCATTAAGCCCGCATGGGATTTCTTCCGCAATGCAGCCGGATTGCTCGCGGACGTGCTCACAGGCAACTTTTCGAATATCGGGAATCGTTTCTCGTCGATGGGTGACGCCATTCACAACGTGGTGCGCGGCGCCATCAACACGGCGATGAACCTCTTCAAGTCCATCTTTGAGGCAGCGAAGGGCGTGGCTGCAGCATTCGCCCAGTCCATCGGCAACATGGTCAACTCAGTCCGCGGCAAGATTGGCGAGATGATGGGCGTGCTCGGCCAGATTCCGAGCAAAATTCAGGGCGTTTTCGCCTCTGCTGGTACCTGGCTGGTCAACGCCGGCAAGAACATTATCAGCGGTCTCATCAACGGCATTAAGTCGATGTTCGGGCAGGTAGGCAACGCGATTGGTTCGATTATGCCGGACAAGATTCGCGGCATGCTCGGCTTCATGGACGGCGGCGTCGTTATGGCCGAGGGTGGTATCACCCGCGCCTACATCGACGGTGGTATCGACAAGCTAGAGCGCTACGCCAACGGTGGCTCTCGTGAGGACCACCGGGCGCAAATCGCCAAGGGCGGCGAGTGGCGTGTGTGGGCGGAGCCGGAAACCGGCGGCGAATCCTACATCCCGCTAGCTAAGTCGAAGCGGAAGCGCTCTACGCAGATTCTTGCCAAGACTGCCGATATTTTCGGCCTGTCTGTCGTGGACAAGAAAGGGCAGCGTGTACAGCCCGGCTCTGCTTCGCAGGTAGCCCCGGCACGAGCCCAGTATTTCGCAGACGGCGGTATCACTGCTAAGACTCTGCGTGATTTCGTGGAGGGTCGTCCTGCTAACGGGCACCAGGCGTCGCGTTCCCTAGAGGGCGCTCCCTATGTGTGGGGCGGGTCGAACTGGGGTGACTGCTCTGGCGCCATGTCGGCGGTAGCTGCGTTTGCTGCTGGAATTAGCCCGTTCCCTCGTAAGTTCGCTACTGGCAATGAAGCCGCGTGGCTGTCCTCGCACGGCTTCCGTCATGGTCGCGGTAAGCAGGGCGATCTGCGTTTTGGCCTCAAGAACGGTGGCCCTGCGGGCGGGCACACCGCCGGTACCCTCCCGGACGGTACGAACATCGAGATGGGCGGCGGTCGCGGTAACGGCCAGATTGGTGGCCGTGCCGCTGGAGCATGGGACTCCTATTTTAACGAGTTCTTCTACAAGACCATTCAGCCGCCGAAGCCGCCGAAGATGAACACCATCCTCTCCCAGAATGCGCTACCGGACGGCACGAGCATGAGCATTGACGGCGTTCCCGTTTCTGTGAGTGCAGATGAGGCCACCGGTACAGGGGAGAGCACGGTTACTGTCGCATTGTCTCCGGAGGATGCGGCACAAGCTGCGTTCTACAAAGAGCTCGGAGATAAATCACTGCTTGACATCGCAGTCGATGGTGTCTTCGATTTCTTTGGCATGGGTAGCTCACTGACTAAGAAGCTTCTGACCACGAAGGGAAGCGAGTTGGTGCCTCAGCAGGCTAGTGCGACGTCATCATCGACGGTGTCTGCTGCAACTAGTGGCCGGGACCAGGCGCGCACTAGCGTGGCGGCGAAGAACGCCAAGGCGATTGAGGATGATGCGCTTAAGAACGCGTCGCCGTCGACGATTGCTAAGGATGCTCAGCTGCGGATTGAACCGGATAAGAAGGCCAAGACTGCGGAGTGGGGCCAGGAGTTCTTCGTGAGTGAGATTGCGGAGGCGGCGAAGCGTCTTGGTGTGGGTGCTAAGGGCGCGAAGATTGGTGTGGCTACGGCGCTTGTGGAGTCGGGTAATCCGATGAAGATGTGGGCCAACAACGCAGTGCCGGAATCGCTCAAGTACAAGCATGACGCGGTCGGCTCCGACCATGACAGTGTTGGCCTGTTCCAGCAGCGTGACAATGGTGCGTGGGGCGAGGTATGGCAGCGCATGGCCCCCTACGAGTCTGCTGCTATGTTCTTCCGCCAGCTGCATACCTTCAAGTGGCAGGACATGGAGCCTGGCGCTGCGGCGCAGAAGGTTCAGGTGTCCGCATTCCCGGGCCGGTATGCGCAGCAGATGGGACTTGCCGAGGAACTGGTCAATAAGACCGGTGTCTTCGACAGCGGTGGCCTCGGCTACGGCAAGGGCCTACTACCGAAGGATGTAGTCGCTCCGGAGCGTGTTCTGTCTCCGCAGCAGACTCGCGCTTTCGACGACCTTGTGTACAAACAGCTACCTAAGCAAAACGGCGAAGGCGGCAGAGGTGACACGACGATTGTCGTCAATTTGGATGGGGAAGAGATTGTGCGTGAACGGCTTGAAAAGGCGGAAGGAAAAATTGAGTTCAATGCGAACGAGCTCGCAAAACTCAAGTTCAAGCCACAAGCTGTTACAGCTGCAATCAACATGATGGTTTAGGGAGGAAGAATGGCTAGACCTCGAGTGAAGTGGTTCGGCGTCGATGATTCAACGTGGGTGCTGGCGGGGGACGGCATGACTTCAAATGGGGTCATGCTAACCGCCGTCAGTGGTCTTGTTGCGAGCCCTTCGCGGAAGATTACGCCATCTACTAATGGGGTAGGCGTGGAGTTTGGCAGGTCGACGTGGCCGATGCTCGAGGGAGAGCTAAAATGTCGAGTCTACGCCCGCAAAGACGAAACTGTGCAGGATACTTATTCACATTTTCTTGCGTCCTTTTCGACATTTTCCCCTGGCAGATTGTCTATTTCGATGACGGGCCAGGCGGAGTGGGAAGCCGAGTGCCTCCTTAAGGAGAGTATCGGAGCTCCCGAGAAATCTCCTGCGGCGTCGGGGCTCATTTCCCTCGACATTGAAATACCCCTCATCTGTAATGCTGGAGCGTTTTCCTCTCCGGTGGAGCGGATTTTCGATTCGAAAGCCATTGTGCGCAACATTGGTGACCTTCCGTTGTTCCCCAATGTGGTGTGGTCCGGTGCAGGGCAAACTGTACGGCTGCCCAATGGTGTCCTGGTGACTCTGCCTACGGTGAGTGGTGAGCGTGTTTTGTCTACTGACCCTGGTCGTGGCTATGTGGTGACTGACCGTGCAGGTAAGCCGGATAAGGCTGCGTGGGCGTCGCTGCGGGGGTTAGCGGTACCTGGTGAAACGTTGCCGGGTAATGCGACTTCGTGGGAGTTATCCAGTGGTGTGCATCTTGAAGTGGTGCAGCGTCGAGAGAATCCGTGGAGGTAAAGCGTGTCTGACTGGGCTGATGTCCGTGATGCTGCCCACCGTACTGGTGATGGCTGGGGGTGGTGGCTGCTGGATAAGAACATGGAACCGCTCGCTGATCTTCATGGCTGCGTGTCAATTGATATTCCGGAGTCAGTGAACGAAACGTCTGTGCTTAAGCTTGAGCTGCGGGATGATCATCCGGCCTTTGATTTTCTTTTGCCGTTTGACATGTTGGACCCAGGCGCTCCGGAGCTGACGTGGCGAGCATTGGTGCATGAGTCGCAGTGGATCATGGTCGAGGGCCCACGCGGTGCGGTAGACCGTCTGGTCTATCGGGTGGCTCGAATCACTGACTCCGTCGGCAATGGAGAAGCACACGGAACCGTCACTGTCGAAGCTAAGTCTTTGTTCCGATACATCGAAAAAATTGCTCTTCGTGCAAGCCCCAATGACCCGCTTATCGCACAATTGAAGTATCGAGACTTCCGCGCCGGAGACTCCCTTCGCGTACTAAAAGAGTATCTGCTCGTCAATCTGATGCGGGACTTCCAACCACGTGCCATCAAAGGGTGGAATCTGTGGTCCTCTAACGCCTGGGCCTCAGTACGCCCTGACGCCTGGCCTGCCATCGTGTCGCCAGTACATGAATCCACATCGACGCAGGTGACAGTTCTTGACGCCCGCTTCGACATGGCGGGAGATTTCTTCAAAGATACACTCGATGCGGCTGGCCTCATGCTGTCTATTAACCTATGGCTGCCTGGGGACGAGCAGCCGGCGCCTTCCCACGTACAACTACGGTTACCTACTTTGTGGATAGACATTGTGCCGCGACAGTATGATACGTCAACAACTGGCCATGCCCTTGATCTATTCCGAGGGCTGATACGCCAATTTGACCGGGAAGCCAACGCTCCGCGTATTGGCATGGGGACGACACCAGCAACTCTGGATCATCTTTTACCATGGGTGGTGTGGAGACCTGAAGACATGGCAGGCATTACTTCCGATTTTACCGTCGTGAAGTCGGAGGACTGGCACGTTACCGTGGGTGGTCGATCCCCAGAGATCGTCAACAAGCTCATCGGGGCTGGCTCGAAGGCGTTGTTTAGCGGCTTGGCTGCTGGACTAGCTCAATTAGTTCCGGTGTTCGGGCCGCTCATCGCCGCTGCCGGTGCGTTCCTTGGCGAAATATCCGCGGCAGCCCTGAAGGACAAGCTTTTCGCATGGAATGAGTTTTCCGACACCGTCAGGCGTGCGGCGCATGGACGATTCGCTTACCGAGACCAGGTAGGAGCAGGTGATGGCTGGTCGCTAAGTGCATTCCAGCAGGGCTTTGAAATGTTGCAGCAGGGCGCGGGCATGGTCAGCATTGGCTTCCAAGTCTCGGAGCAAACCGTCTACCGGTGGGGTGAGCACTACCGCGCCGGGGACCAACAAGGGGTGGTCCACCGAAGCGTTGTTTTTGCTACGTACGTCAGTAACGCGACGCTGCATTGGTCCGTAGCAGATGGATGGAAAGAAGAGCTGACGTTGGGTGATCCGCGGGCTCGTGAGTCTTACGAGCGTGGGTACACACGGTCGTTGAAATCCATTTCAAATGCCATTGATCGTGTGAAAACTTTCGTTCACTAGGAGGAGAAACTAATGCACATAGATGATATTTATCCGTACGATAAGGACCCTGACCGGCATCCGCTTTCTTGGGTGTTTTTTAATGCAGGATTCGCGTTGACTCTTGATGCTGCGGAGAAGATGGCGAAGCATGTTTTCGAAGATTTGGGCTGCGGCGGACCTGGTAGTGCACATCCGCCTGTGGTGAAGTATGACGCGGTGGGGTCGTCGGGCGCTCCGTGGGAGCCGGGAGTGTGGATTTCTTTTGATGAGCCGCGGATGAGTTTTGTCGCGACAGCTCCGGATAAGGATATTACGGCGATGAGTGCTGAGGAGCGCGCAGAGTTGCGTGAAGCTTTGGCGGTTGCGGAGAGCATGGACGCCGCCAAGCGTCACAGTGACGTAAACGGGGAGGGCTAGGACATGGGTGTTCATCTTGGCCCCTCGCTTCCGACGGATCCGAACTCCCGATCTGCTCTAGGCGGCATCGATGCTTTCGGTGGAGGATTGGGCGACGCTCTCGGTAAGGGCTTCACTGGGCTCATACAAGGTATTGGTGATGCGCTCCGCGGTATTTTTGAGCCTGGGGGAATCTTCTCCCCAGTGGGTGAAGCTGCCCAGCAGATACGCGATGGTCAGCTGGAATTAAATGACCGGGTTGATCTTCTTTCTCCGATTCAGGATTACGGGTCCGTTTTTATGCCTGCGGGCCGTGAGATAAAGGGGCCTAGGACGCTACCGTTTACGGAGCAGCTGGGGCCGATGCGCGGGTGCTCAAAATCATCTATGGGAATTCGGCTTGATGATATTGGCCTGTGGGATATTCGGGCGCAAATCACAGTCTCATGGGTGCGAATTGTCACCGGTGACGTGAACTGGCGAGTAATCGTCTACCGGCCCAACGGGACTATTTATTCACAGCAACTTTCGTCATTATCGGGCAACGGAAATATGACTGGAACGATCGTTTCCTCTGTGGTGATTGATACTCCTGGCTGCTATGTCGAGGTCAAAATGGATTACATCGGTACGGGTCGCGGAATTTTGGGAGGACCTGGATGGACTCGCCTCGTGGCTCAACATATTTCACGCAAAGTCGACGGTGAATGGGCGCGAGGTACAGAAAAATCAGATAATGCAAGCCAGCCTGGGGAAGGATAAATGATGGCGGTAACACTTACAATTGATATAGGAGACTTTGGTGCTGAGTCGCATCCTGATGATTACGTCATCTTGTACGCGCCGGCGTTCCGAGAATCTGCAGAACGCTCTGGGGGTCTGGTGTCTACGGCGCCGCGGAGGGTTTACCTTACTGGGGGGAAAGCGGCGGTCGAAGTTGAGCCAGGGCCGCTTGCGGTGGAGTTCTGTGTGCGCAATATTAAAGATTCCTCGACTCGAGAGTTTGTGGTCCCTGCTGGTGGAGGAAGTCTTGGCTCCTTGCTTGCGGCTTCGCTGGATTATGAGCCGGTGGTAGTTACACGTCTGCAGGAGCTGATCGATTCGGCCGGGGATGCTGCGGAACGGCTTTCTGGTGCGGCTTTGTCGTCGGCGGAAAAGGCTGATTCGTCCGCTAAAGCGGCGAGGAGGTTTGAGGATGCGGCTTCTAAGTATGCGGCTGCGGCTAAGGTGTCTCAGGATGCAGCAAAGGGGTCTGAGGATGTGGCGGCGCAGTCGGCTTCTGCGGCTGATGTGTCTGCTAAGGCAGCTAAAGCTTCGGAGGATGCGGCGGCAGGCTCCGCTTCATCTGCTAAGCGGTTGGAGTCTAACGCGGCGGCGTTTAAGGACGCGGCCGACAGCTCCGCGTCCGATGCCGCTACCTCTGCTGGTAATGCGAAAAAGTCTGAGGATGCGGCGAAAGCGGCACAGGCACGTTCCGAGGAAATCGCTTCTAGTACCTCGTGGGATGGTGACAAGCTGACCGTGAATGGTAAGACGTCGCCGTCGCTTACTGGCCCGCCGGGCCCTAAAGGCGAGACCGGCAGTGTAGAAAATGTTTCGTGGGATGATATTTCGGGTAAGCCGGATTTGGCTTCTACC